ATTACATCACATTTAGGTACATACAAATATAAAAATGAACGAGAATTTCTAACTGAGACTAAATTCTCACAACCAACATTAACAAAATTAAAACGTAACGATAAATATGTAGTGAAGCGTCAATCTAATACCTTACATATATTTAGACATGGTGAAACAATTTATTATAACGAATTAGAATGAGCTCTAAATATAGACAGGGTATATTTACTCCAACTAACAAAAAGAAATTTTTAGGTTCCAATGCAATCTATAGATCAGGTTTAGAGCTTAAGTTTATGCGATTTTGTGACAATAACCCTAATATAATAGCGTGGGGAAGTGAAAATGTAGTAATTCCATATATCTCACCCTTAGATGGAAGAGTTCATAAATACTATGTAGATAATTTCGTTGCTATACAGGAAGGCGAACTAGTTAAAAAATATTTAATTGAAATTAAACCCTCAAGCCAAACTGTACCACCTACTACGAAGTATAAAAAACAGCAGCATTTAGTATATGAGCAATCTATGTATACTCGAAATCAAGCTAAGTGGCAGGCAGCAACGAAATTTTGTAAAACACGTGATTTGCAGTTCTTAATAATTACAGAGAAAGACTTAAAATAATAGAGTAATTTAACCCTCTTTAATAAATATACTTATGGCACTTAAGCTCAACCTATTAGTAGAAAGACCCGACCTAAATGATCAATTTGAATACGTTGTAGAGGAGTCAAATTTAAATACACCTTCTACACTATTTATTAAAGGACCCTATATGATGGCGGAGGGGGTTAATAAAAATAAAAGAATGTACCCCATCGATGAGCTAAGAAGAGAGGTACAACGATATAACGAAGAAATGGTTATACCGGGTAGAGCTATGGGCGAACTCAATCACCCAACGTCAGCAGATGTTGATCTGGAGAGAGCCTGTCACATGGTTACAGAGCTCTACGAAGATAATAATGTATTTTTTGGTAAGTCAAAGGTTCTATCTACACCATGCGGATTAATAGTTAAATCCCTTATTAACGATGGTGTTAAAGTAGGTATGTCCTCGCGAGCCTTGGGTACTCTCGAAGAGGGATCCAGTCATAATGTAGTTAGAAATTTAAAGCTAGTTGCAGTTGACTGTGTAGCGGATCCATCATATCCGAAAGCATTTGTTAACGGTATTCTGGAATCTAAACAATGGATAGTTGCAGAGAACGGTAAGTTTGAAGAAGTATATGAAAATTTTGAAAAGCGTATAAAAAATTTACCAAAGAAAAATATTGATGAATTTTTACGTCAACATATTCTTAAGTTTATAAGTAATTTCTAACTTCTAATAATTTAATAAAAAATATTCTATATCTAGTATAAGTTATAGAGTACTTATTAAAAAATAATACCTTTTCTATAAATAATAGTATGGCAGCCCTAAGACATCAGAAGAAGCCTAGAACCAGGCATAAATATATACAAGAGTCAGCAGATATTGTAAACTTTATAAATGTAATTTATACTGAAAATTATGCTTTAGCGCATAAATATTTAGAGCGAGTAATACAAGATAAAATTGAAACAAGAATTTCCTCCTCACTTAACGAACCCCTTTTTTAATATGAACGTATCAACACTAATTACAGATGAAGCAAAGCAAGTCCTAACAGAGGAGTCACTTCAAGCTATCGAAACAGCATTTACTCAAAAGCTCAGTCTTAATGTTGAATCAGCACTCGAGCAGCAAGATGAATTATATGCAAAGAAGTTACAGCAACTCATAACTGCAATTGATAAAGATCACACTACAAAATTAAAAAGAGTAGTAGAGGCAATCGATAGAGATAACGCTAATAAATTAACTAAAGTAGTTAAGCGATATGAGAGATCGCTTAATATAGAGGCTAGTAACTTTAAAGAGACACTAGTTGAATCAATTTCTAACTACTTAGAAGAGTTCCTCAATGAAGCTATCCCCGTAGAAGCTATTAGTCAAGCTACAAAAAATAAAACAGCTATAACAGTTCTTAGTAATCTACGTAAAGCCTTAGCTGTTGATTCTGCTCTCATGAGCGAGTCGGTACAAGATGCAGTTATAGATGGAAAAAAGCAAATTGATGCACTAACCACTCAAGTTAATACCTTATTAAAAGAAAATAATCTCATAAAGGAGTCATATCTTAAGACTAAGTCAGCACTTATTCTCGAGTCTAAGACATCTGGACTATCTGATAGGAAGAAAGAGTATATCCTACGTGTATTAGGTGACAAGTCGCCTAAGTTTATTGAAGAAAATTTTGATTATACACTTAGACTATTCAACAACAAAGAAACAGATAGGTTAAATATTATAAAAGAAGAAGCATTTAGCAAAAGAACAGTTAAAGCAGATGTGCCTATTCTGAGAGAGGCAGCCTCAGATCATATTACACAAACATATAATCCGTATATCGAAGAACTTAACAAATATAAATAAATAATATTCTATAAAAATTTCACCCTGAACAATGAGGTCTATATATGACCTGAGTTAGAAAAAAGGAAAAGCAAAACATGAAAATACGTCCTACACAATCATTCGTTAATAAAGACAGAGCTGAAGCATTACTTGAAAAGTGGGCTCCAGTTCTTGATTATTCATCGCCATCGGTTAAGGCTATCGGAAATGAAAACACCAGACTTAATACAGCAATTCTTCTTGAAAACCAAGAAGCCTACTGTTTTGAATCAAACACCGCCGGTTCAGGTGGTGCGTTCGGTAATGCAGGCAGCAACCAGATGTATAATCCAGGTACTGGCTCCATTAACAGCGGCGATAACTACGCTACTGGTGATTCTCGTCTTCCGAAAATCCTCATTCCGATGATTCGTCGTACATTCCCTGAGCTTATCTCCAACGAAATCGTTGGCGTTCAACCTATGTCTGGACCTGTTGGTCTTGCATTCGCACTTCGTTATGGTTATCAATCCCAAGGCCTTGGCACTGGTACTGATGGCCTCAATACACAGTTTGGCGGTGCAGGTACACCTCCCGGTCAAGGGATGGGGGCTTCCCCCAATGGCTTATACGACGGGTACTCTGCTTCCAGCAGTCCAACCGGCGAATTAGGTTACCAATATCTTGACACTCGTTTCACCGGTGCTTCCTCTGGAAGACTCTCTGGTGCAACTGGTGCCTGGACATTCGCAAATCAAGATAGAGGCGTTGCCCAAATCTTGTCTGCGTTTGAAATCACTGGTAACATTCCACAGGTTGAAGTCAAGTTCGAAAAGACAGCTGTTGAAGCTGGTACTCGTAGACTTGGCGCACGCTGGTCCGTTGAATTAGAGCAAGACCTTAAGAACATGAATGGTATCGATATCGATGCTGAGATCACAAACACAATGTCGTATGAGATCCAAGCCGAAATCGACCGTGAAATGATCATGAGAATGGTCCAATCCGCCCTCAATGCAGGTCCCGGAGCTGGCTTCTCTTTCTGGTCTCCAGCTTCTGCAGACGGCAGATGGCTCGTTGAGAGAAACCGTGACTTCTATCAGAGACTTATCATCGAAGCAAACAGAATCGCTGTTCGTAACAGACGCGGTGCTGCCAACTTTATAGTTGGAACTCCAAGAGTTTGTGCAATACTCGAGATGCTCCCTGAATTCCAGTGGGTACCTGTACAAGGTGATGTATCAACTCAACCAGTTGGCATCGCTAAGGTAGGTTCCGTTGGTGGAAGATTCACAGTGTATCGCGATACACGTACCGAGGTACAGAACCATGGCGCTTACGGAGACGTAGGCTATGGTAATATACACGGTGGCGGTGGTATCGAATACGCGCTGCTCGGTTATAAAGGTTCAGAGTTCTACGACACTGGTATTATCTATTGCCCTTACATTCCTATCATGGTTCAAAGAACTATTGGTCCAAATGACTTCGCTCCACGTGTAGGCTTGCTTACACGTTATGGCGTTGTTGATAACATATTTGGTGCCAATCTTTACTACCATGTTATTATTGTTCAGGGTCTAGGTACCGCGTTTAGTCCAGCAAGCCAGAGTGTATATTTTTGATATACATCGAGCTAGTTGATCTCTAAAGGGAATCACAAACAACTAAGAACCGTAGGGAACCGAAGATCCCTACGGTTCACTTGTCTATAATAATAAACTCTATCAAAGTAGGAAAGTTATGTTTAGTGTATATATTCCGTTTACTTAGCAGGCGAGAAGAGCTATTATATCAAGTTTAATACTGTTTTATTAAAAATACAACCTAATAGAATAAATATTAATATGCCAGTAACAAGCTTCAACAATCAAGTACTCTCTGCATTCGGTCTCGCACCATTAAATTTAAATTTCTCTCTATCAAGTACCGGAACATTTAAAACTGTAGAGCTTCTCACCGTAGGTACAACAAGCACAAAAGCAGTAGAGGGGGTAGCATTTAATACTCTTTTATCCTCTGCCGTCTCGCCAGCCTCAGGTACAGGCTCGTTTGCTACACTCTCTGCATTTAGTGGTACTACACTTAGAGTTGATAGAGCATATAATGGGAAAACAATGGCTGTTGTGTTTACTGATGGGTCTTCGTCTCTTTTTAATGTAGTTACAGGAGCTAGCACTACTCGGCAGACGCTTACATCTAATGGATTTGATACATCATTTCCTAAAATTAAGACTGAAGTACATCTAGGCTTTAGATAATATCTAGTAATGGGGTCTCCCAAGTCCTGAGGGGGCTATCAGTGGGTCTCCGTACTAAGCTCAGTATAATATTTCTTACTATAGTAAGCTTCTTTATTATTTTTCAAATACTATTATGTATTACTGAAATTATTAAGGAATAATATAAAGTTGATTACTTGTTGTACACCGCCATATAAAGCCTGAACCTAATCCAGCCGATGCTGTTGGAACGTTTGTAAGAGCGATACGTGGCGCATATGCTGTATCAGCTGATAGAGCTATAATATTTGCACCTGCTATAATAGAAGCGCATGTTGCTGTAGATCTAATATCGTGACCGTTACCACCTAGTATACTAGAGCTACTACCGCTAACCCTACTACTAAAACCACCAGCTATAGTAGAGTAGTTACCACTAGCTGTGTTAAGACGGCCACCAGCTATAGTAGAGTAGGGGCCACAAGCTGCGTTACAAATACCACCACCTACGGTAGAGACGTACCCACTAGCTGTGTTACAACAACCACCGGCTACAGTAGAGTATAACCCACAGGCTGTGTTACGACAACCACCACCTATAGTAGCGTAAGATAGACAGCCGACTTCCTCGATGTATATACCGCTTGTTGTATTGTTGGAACCACCTCCAATAAATGAACTAGGGCCACAAGCTGCGTTACTAATACCACCACCTATAGTAGAACAATAACCACTAGCTGTGTTACTACTACCACCGCCTATAGTAGCGTAACTATCACTAGCTATATTACTACAACCACCACCTACAGTAGAGTAGGTACTAGCTGTGTTATTACGACCACCACCTATAGTAGAGCCGGCACTACTAGCTTTGTTAAGCAGGCCCCC